AGCGGTCGCAGTTCCATCGTTTCCGACTGAGCGCCAGAGAACGACACGGATTCCACCTGAGCAACTGCGACGAACGTTCCGCTGATGTACTGCTCGAGAATCGTGCCTTTTGAGAGCAGATAGGCCATGACTCACCCCTTGGCTTTGTGTTGCTGTGTTGCTCGCTGAATCTCGCGATTCAGTACGATTGTGATTCGGTTACGAACAGCGAGCATTGCCGCTGCCTCGCTTTGCGAAAACCCTTTTTGCACCGCTGGATTTGCTGGCATTCTTCCGCGAAACGCTATGGGCTTGTGTGTCCTCTTCAGATTGTATGTGTACGCGCCACGCTTCTCTGGATCTCGGCCCGTGCGAACCCGTTTGTAGCCTGTTTGCCGATCAGCTGTTCCCGCCAGCATCCAGTGAATGTTTCTTGCACTGATTCCCACCCCCGGACGATTTCGAGACGCCAGATCGCCCTGTTTCTGACCGACTGCACCGCCCACTTTTGCGGTGTACAGGCCTTTGCGAACCTTCTTGAGCTTTTGCCCAATTGCCGCCTTTGCACCGGTGTCTTTTAGTTGCGACTGAATCCCCTTCTTGATGACCACCATTCCCGATCTTATCCCAGCTGTCACCGCCTTGTCTGCAATCTTGGCGTCGATCTCAGCCAGGACTGCATCAAGAGCGATGTCACCGGTCAGGTATGGGCTACGCAACTCGCACCGGGTTTCCTTGCAGGTCGATCGTGTTCTGTGGAGCTGTGTCACTGAATCCGTTCTGTCTGGTGTACACGGTCAGCTCTGTTGAGCCGGTGTCCGTGTAGGACCAGTGCAGTTCGTTTTCTCCCGGACACTCCACCGTAAACACGACATCAGCCTCGTCCGTGATCGTGTCGCCCACGTCCGGCGGAAAGAGTGCTCCAATCTCCAGAGCATCGATCCGCCAAACTGCTTCGCGCACAATGCTCGACCCTCCAAGGTCGAGCGTTGTGTGCTGCTGCATCTTCTTGACCGCGAATGTCAAATTTGCCGACGACGCGCCGCGCGTGTAGGTAGCTGGCCTTCCGGAGATTCTCCGAGATGCCAGCAATCCTGCACTTACGGCGAGTTCGCGGAAAGATGGCATTAGGAAATCAGAGCCTCGGTCGAGCTGATCGCGTCGGTCGTGATGATCGGAACGCCGAACGATTCCATCGGGAACGGAGCAGGCGCTCCGGTCGAGTTGGTAGCCGTTCGCGATGCCTGCAGCTGGTTGCGGCTGCGTCGATTCATCACGATCAGGTCCGGGCCGCGTCCCGCTGGGAACTTTCCGAGAGCCGTCGCGATCAGAGCATCAGTCAGCCCCTTTCCGCTGTCAGCGGTCAGGTTCGCGATACGTCCGACCGAGTACGCCCCGCCCATCTGTAGAGCGGTCCAGATCGATGCCGGAGTCACGTAGGCTGGGTAGTAGCCATCGGCTGCACCGAGCATCTGGGAGATCGTGTCACCGATCATGAAGTCATCGGATGTCACCCCGGCAACGTCATTTTCGCCAAGCCGGATCAAGTAAACCGATGATCCGGTGTTCGCCGTGCTTCCTCCTGCGTTGGTCACCATGGTGTCAGCCACAGCGTCCAAGTAGGTCGAGTTACGGAATCCCGTGTGACCGTCCGAATCACCGACACCGACCGTGCCGTTGAAAATCTGCTTCTCCCACTTGAAGAGCGCCGCGCCCAAGTGGCGAGCCCCTTCACGTGCGATCAGGTCAGCGGAACCACGAGCCCAGCCCTTTGCTGTGGCTTGGTCAACGACCCACGAGAAGTCGAGAATCTTCATCGTGAGCGTGGTCACGGTGTCACCGGACTCGCTCATGTTTCGCCCGGCATTCTCGGACCGGAATCCCACAGTCGGCTCGGTCGTGTAGACCGTGTATTTGTGGGTTGTACCGCCTCCGGAGGGCGACAGCCGCAGGAGCTGCGACACGAATGGCGCATCGTTGAGGATGTTGCTGGTCGTGGTCTGGAGAACATCCAGCTTGTCCGCCACGAAATCGGAAACTGTCAGGTAACTGTCAGCCATTGCTCAGGCCTCCTTAGTTGGTTCCGGGAACACGGATGCGACCGGCGAGACCTTCCGCCAGGTTCTTGGCCTTCGCCTTCGCGGGCTCTGTCGGAGCCTCGGAAAAGCTGGCCGGTTCTTTCTCGCCGGTGTTGATGCTGGCGAGCTTGTGCTGAAGGTCGCTGATCTCTTTGGTCGCTGCCGCGAGTTGCTTCTTCATTTCGCCAAAGTGCATCTCGACAGCTTCCGGCCAGTCGAGACCGGCTTCGAAATACTCCGCGCCGAGCTTGTCGCCAAACTCATTGCGGTACTTGTTGAGCTTGGCGGCAAACTCTTTCCGGATTGCGTCCTGGTCCACCGCCACGGGAGCCGGAGCTGCTTCACTTGCTGCCATAGGTTGTTTCTCCTGAATGGCGAGACAGTGCTGACCGAGCCACCGTTCAGCAAACCCCCGGAACCTGTCCGGATGGATGCCAAACACCGTTGCGGGCAGGTCAGCGGACAGCCCGAACGCATACGACAGGAGAGCGTCAGCCGCCCTCGGTATTTCATTGCCGCGAGAGAACAGCCCGTCCGTGTTCGCGGCTGGCTCATCGACCACATCAGCCGCCTTGAGCTTGGCGATGCGAGCGTGTGGGTAGTGGTTGACGTTGGCAGGATCGGGCGACTTGAACGACCGCCCGCCGTGCTGTTCTGTGAAGTCTTGCTCGGCTTCGTGGTCTGGCATGAACTGCACAGATACGCCGAAATCATCCGCAGCCTCTTCAGCCAGTGTCAGAACGTAATCAGCCAGATTGCCGTCTGGGGTCTTTGTCGCAGATTCCAAGAGATGAAGGTCTGCGACCGGCTTACCGTTCTCAAGTCGAGCGTTGAATACCTTGCCGATTTGCGTCCCAAGAGAATCGCCAGACGCGGAAGGATGATTGAAACGTGACTTGAGCCCAAGTTCGACGGAGTTCACGCCATCGACCACTTGATCCAGAAACGTCTCATCAACCCACAGCCCATGCCCGAGAGCCTCACCGGTCATTGCCAGCGATACACCAGAGATCAGCCCAACGCCGAACCGACCACCGCCGCGTTGCACTTTGGCAGCACCGCGAGCGACAGTAGCTCGAAAATACTTGGGGGCTGTGTCAAGCATCTTCCACCCCATCTTCTGCTTTGGCTGGTTCCGGCGTGCCTGGCGAAACGGGCTCTTGAACCGTCGCACTCCCGGCCCGGTTCCACTGAATCGGAACGCCCATTGAATCGGCGAACGCTCGCGCCTTGGCGATGCGTGCCACGTTCTCCTCGAACTCACCCAGCCCACGCCGTTTGCAGACCGTGTAAGGGTCAGTGAGACCAGCCGCGATCGCGTCCAAGTCGCCCGCAATTTCCTTCGAGGCGTCCCACCACGGCATACCGCGATGGACCCACTCGAATGGCACATCTGCGATGGTCATGCCGCGCGGCAGCACGAGCGAGCCGTCCAGAATCCACTGCTTCAGCTTCCAAAGAGTGATTTGCCGCAGGACGTTTTGCAGGTCGCGAATTTTGGCGAGAAGGGACCGTTCATAGACCATGAACCCCGCTTTGCCGCCGAAGAAGTTGGTGTCGCCTGTATCAAACAGACCGTACGGCAAATCCAGCGATGTCAACGCAATGCGGATGACGAGCTTGATGAACGCTTGAGTATCGTTTCCGGGGTTGTTTGACGACAGATACTTCGCATCGTCGCCTGGGTCCAGCTCCATCTTGATGGGACCGGACTTGAAATCGACTTCATACCCCTCGGACTCGTTGCCCGTCGTCTCGCCAGTTGCCTCGGTCGACTCTCGCGTGACCACCAACGCAAAGAGCTGCTCGACCTTCATCTTCGCGAGTGCAAGATCGATAGCTTCATAGACATCCTTGAAGCTGTTGATCGCAGCCGCAAGAGGAGAGACGCCGCGAATCTGGTCGAATCGCTCTACGTTCGCATAGTGGATGAAGTTCGACGCGCCGACACGCTTCTCGAACGACATGCCGCCGCCAGCGTCACGCTTGAATATCGACACTTCAACGGGACGACCGGTTTTGTTGACGCGGAGCCCGTTGACCCACGTTTCTCCGTCGAGCTTCTCGCTGGGGTCTTGAATGCGATCCGCTTCGATGGCCTGTAGCGTGCCGTCTGAGAGCTTCAGGTGAACAACATCGCCGTCGATAATCTTTCGCTGCTCGGTCAGTCGAATCAGCTTCCACAGGTCATGCCGTCCAGCTGCGTCACAGTTGGCCGGACGCGACCACTGGTGCATCAGCTGCTCGACTTGCTCGCCAATTGCGTCATCATGGCACTGGAAGTCGAACTCGGTCAGATAGTTCAGGTGCTGCCGAATCACCCAGCCGACAAGCGAAAAGTTGCGAGCCAGATCACGGCTCGATGCTTGCAGCTTGCGTGCATCGATTGGCCGAAGATGATTGTCCTCAGACTTCAGAATCGGCGAGACGGGCCGACGCTGGCCGACACGATCAACCGCGTCGTATCCGCTGGCAAAATTGCGAATCCAGCCGAGTACATGCTGTGTTGGGGAGATCATGTGCCCCCCAGATAGATCGTACTGACCGCCGGCTTGCGTCGAGCGTTCGTGCCCGGAGCCATCGCGGCAAGCAGGTTGTCGAGTTCTTGGATCGCCCGGCGAATCTCGCTGGTATCTTGAAAGGTGGTCGTTTCACCGCCAACAGATACCGACGAAACACCACTGTACAGAGCATCCTCCAAGGCCGCTTTTCGCTGCCGGAGGAGTGACACGTCATGGTGATTCTTCGCCATTCACGCATGTTGTTCGCGTGACTGGCGGGATTGAATGGCTTTAGTTCGGATGCCGAATTACTGGGAAGATTTACTTACAATTCCGCCAACCAGCCACGCCCACCGCTCGTCGGTAGTGTGAATGATGACCTCCGCGAACGTCACAGCGTCAAACCATCGCTCTGGCTGCGCCCTATCCTCAACAGACCTTTCAAACCTACGACCGTTGATTGTCAACGAATCGCAGATTGTGCAAGAGGCTCCATACGCGCCGACGGCAACATCCTCAATGCGTTCACGTGGAATGACGAAAGATTCCAATATGACGTCATCTTGAAAGTGGAACGTGACTATCTCGACGGCAATCATCAGTGGTTCTCCCACACAACATGAATCGGCAATGGATAAAACTTCCTTTCTCGCTCGACTTCTCGACCATCTGCACTCAGCACCCATCTCACGTCATCAGATCTTTTTATCATCAGTGATTCTCCTCCCACCTGACCGAGTATCGCTGCCCACACTTGCAGGTAGTGTAAGCCCAACAGACTCGGCTGTACAGATTGCCGTCTCGATCCCGTCCAGAGTATTCGAGATACCGAACACCCTCAAGCTGGCCCCGCTCAGTCGATTGACACGTCGGGCATCGCGGGGGCTTGTAGGTTACGTGAGGAACAGCCGGACGGCTCATAGTAGGCTGCTCACTTTCTTTCGCATCGGTCGTGGTCTCGCCGGCCCCTGGGTCGGAGCGAACGCTACGCGGTTGGTGAGTGACAGAGCGACGATTGCATTGCATGTCGTGTCCAGAAGATGATTGTCGGGTCTGGTTGGTCGTGTTTTCCATTCGAAAACCGTGCCGTATGGCCCTTCAGCTTTCACGGGATATTCTGACTCGCAAAGCTGATCGCAGTAGACGCGGTGATCGCCGTTCAGTAGCTCGAACGAGCCCTCTCCCCCGGTCGGAGACGAAATTCGACGATGGAGGAACGTCTTCACGCTGTTCGCACAGAATTTGACGATCCGACGCCCGAGAACCACGCTATCCGGCGTCATTCTCCACGGGATCGCGTTGTCTCTCGACCGCTTTTCCCCGTCCACCCGTTCGGAGTGCATCATCGGTTTATCGGTCGCCCGGAAACCGCGTCCGAATGTCGGCAGAATCCGACCCGCGTATTTGCTGCGACGGATCGCCCTCATTACAGCCTCGGTCTGATAGTTCGCATCGCAGCAACCTTGAAGAGCTTCGATATCTACCCCATCCTCCCGAGTGAACACCCGAGCCCCCAGTTCGTCGAACAGCTCGACGAGCCCGTTCTCGATCGCCTTTTCAACTGAGCAGTCCGGGTACTGGCTCTGAAACGTGTTGATCGTGACCTGCTCGTAGGGGATGAGACCGCGGGACTGAACAGGCCACTGCCCATACGCCAATGGCTGAATCTTGAACGACTCCGACGCCCCGAGAATCGTGTAGTACGCGCAACGCTCCTGAACGTCGACCCCGAACCCGACGATTTCGATATCGCGGCTGGGCATCATGTCGATTGTGGTTCTGGTCCGCTGCATCTCCCGCGAGCTGATGAACTCTCCCGACCCGTGAGCCGTAAACCGCATCGGCTGATTCTGGCACTCCGACGCGAACACGTGTTCGCCGTCATCGATCAGGATGTTGTACGCGTGCTGTATCGCGGACACTTCGCCAGTAGAGTAGCAGTGTTCCCATGTCGCTACGGCTCCAGCGTCCATCGCCTCTCGATTGGCGATGTAGAACTCAGTCGACTCCGCAATCGCTCGCTTCCGGTCTCTGGGATCTTCTGGGTTGTACGTCCTGCGGATGTCCGCGTATTGCCCAAGCCACATCTCCTCATCGGTGGCCCGCTGACGGAGCATCGCGATTCGCTGGCCTTCCCACTCTGGATGCTTCTTGTGATCGAGCAGTTGGTCAACGATGTCTCCCTCGCAGATGCAGGTGCAATTCATCACGCAAGCGAGCTGTTCATTGTGGCCACCAAGCCGAAGCACAGCCTTCTGAATCGCCTCCAACCGCTTGAAGCACTGAGTCGGAGAGCTGGCCGATTCGTCGGTCTGGATGTCGTCGAGAATCACGAAGTCGGGCCGCTGCTTGGTACCGTCTGGGCGCTTGTGGGCCATACCGCGAACGCGACCTGTAACACCGCGGGCCAGGATGATCGCCCCAGACGATTCGTACAGCGTGCCGTCCTGTTTCCGCACAGTGGCGAAAACAATCTGATCCGCTGACCATCCGATGTGAGTCAGTTCACCGCCGCATGTCTGCGACCGGCACCGCTGCGACTTGTTTTCAAGAGCTGCGATGGGCCAACAGACCTCAGGGAAGTCCTCATTGAGAGCCTCGTTGATCTGGAGTTCTGTCTTGATCGACTCGATATTCGACTTCGCCGCGTTTTCGTCGGCCCCAATGATTGGAACAAACCGGCGATGCCCGTATAGGACCGCCCACAGTGCCGCGTTCTCGCTGATCGTGGTTTTCCCGAAGCCGCGGGGAAATGCGTTGATGACGCGCGACCCGCCTTCAAGAATTCCGATCTCCAGCCGCTTGATGGCCGCGATCTGGTCCTCCGAAAACGGCTTCATCCCGGTAGTGTGCGGGAAGTAGTCACAGAGGAATCGATGCAGGTCCAATCGGCAACGGTCCCGACGCTCTGGATTGCCGACGAACGGGATGTCCCCGATCTCAGCCTCCAACATTTGATTGCGTCGACTGTTACCTGACTCTCTGCTCATGGTCTCCTGTGCAAACGGCGTTCGTTTTGACGACAGCAAGTGCCATCAATCGGAAGACACTGCATGTTTTTGAC